TGCCAAAGTATTTGTGGTAATATGTTCAAATTGAGCAGAATCGCCTTCAATAAGATTGACATATGCTAAATGTCTAATATGAGCTGAGTCAACTCTCATTCCATTAATATATGCGGAATCTATAGTAAGACTGCTTGTTGGTGAACCAAAATCAGATTCAAATTCATCTACTGGTAATACATCTAAAAATACTTGCGCAGGATTGCCATTTGCATATATTGTAAATATAATATCGGCGGCTGTACTTTCTATCCACTGCCCATTTTTTAAAGAACTTTCAGATTGAGCAACTGCAGTACTTAATCTAAAATCTAATACTCTATTTCCTTGAGGATCAATTATTGTGTCTTCATCAAGATATAGTCTAACTGGAACATTAGACGTATATAACTTTTTATCTGGTGGATTAGTTCCAGTTTGTATGGCTGAAGAATTAGGAAAAAAACTATAACCAGGTAATGTTTCATCGGTAAAAAACCAACCACGAATATAATCTGGATTAGGTGGAGTTTCTAAGTCGACCGAAAACTCAACCCAAACGGTATCATAATCAATCGTTCTAGCAATTACTCCGGGGGAACTAGAGGGATCTATTGTCCCGCTCTGCCCTTTATTCGTGATATAGGAAACTAAATCATACATTATTTAAACTTCGAGCTATTCGTTATCAGATTCAATATTATCTATCTCATCCGCTTTTTCTTTATTTTCGTCTTCTACGTCTTGTTCCATATTTTTCATATCTTCTTCAGAAAACTTTAGAACATTTCTCATAACCCAATCTTTAGTATAATAATCTCCAACATACTGTTGCATCATATCAAGAGTTTGAATACGCTCTTTTAATATTTCACTTTCTTTAGATTCCGCAAAATAATTATCTCTAGCATAATCAATTTTAAAGTGCATTTTATGATTATCCCAATCAGCATCGGTAATAATCTTTTTTAAGATAAGCTGTTTCTTTAAAATATTTAAGAATAGATGACTAAACTTTTTGCGTAGTCTATCAATAAATTTTTGAAATTTAACTTCATCTCTTGATATTTCATTTGATCGACCGAGAGAAAACTGTGCTTCTTGTTCTAATCTACTAATAGGAACATTGAGTGATCTATATACACGTTTTTGAAAATAAACAATATCATCTATCTGACCAAGATTTTCACCTCCTGGTAGAGTAGAGATTTCAGTACCTCTACCGCCCTCTCTACGAGGTAACCAAAAATCTTCCAACATAGACATATGTTTGCGATCATCTCTTAACTCTCCATTCTGAGCGTCATATACTAATTTATTACGATATTTTGTCATAATATTTTTCATATATTCTTCTGCTTTACCCTTTGGAAGGTTACCTACATCAATATAAAAAATTCTACGTTCTGGTGCTCTAGCAAGTCTATAGATAACAAGCGAGTCTTCCATCATTCTTAATTGGTTAATTGGCTTAATAGATTTATGTAAATGAGATACTACTTTTTTTCGAGTCTCATCAAGTAAACCTGATGTAACATAACTAATAGAATCAAGAGTAAACTTAACCGCATCTTTTTGCTGCCCTGGTTTTTCTTGATAAACATAATATTCGTTTACACTATCTATAATATCAGCATTAGTAAGAGGATCTTTTTTCTTCTTTACCTCTTTCATTTTACGGATCTTCATAGCATCAATAAAACGAATATCTTGAATGCCAGCTTTTTCATTTTTTTCATCAACTACTAAATGATGATATATTCTACCATCAACATACCATCTTCTAAATATATCGTGTCCGTTTTCTTCAAAGTTTAACATACCCAAAATATTAGTAAATTCTTCTTGCACTTGCTTTTTAATATTTTCTGGAAAATCAACATCTTCAAGTGTAAGGCTAATAGGATCAGTATCGTCGCTTCCTACTATTGATTCATTAACAATGTCTTCAATAGCATTGTCAACTTCAGGATGTACTGCTACACCCCGATATTTTCTTATCATCTGATAGTTATCTTTTGCAGCACTTCCGTCAATATCTAAATATTGACCAAAGTGACTACCAGATGCAGTAATGTAACCAGCACCGTCATCATCAGCTTTTGGTACAACCGATTTAATCTTCTGCTGGGCTTTTTCAGATGAATTTGCTCTTTTAATTTCAAATCCAAAGAGTTTAAGTGAATTATCTGCCATAACTATCCTTTAACTATATAAAGGTTAGGGGAATAACTCCCCTAACCAAATTATATTTATTCAACTTTTAAGAAGTTACAAATCCATCAGGAGCGATCGACTCCCAATACTGAATCTGAAATTCTACGCCGAACTCTTCAATTGTATCTACATTTTCATATGATACATCAATTGCACTAATAGCAGTCGGGAAAATACCTCTGAATCTATATTCATAGAGAACAGAACCATCTTTATCTAACTGTTGTACAGCTGCATCAACTTGGTAATCATCTGGATTAGTGATACCAGTATTTGCTTGGTGTTGGTTAATACCATTCATCCACTGTTCCATTGATCTTCTGATATTAAAATCAGTATCATTGATAACAGTAACTGCCCAGGGTTCGAAAGTTCTATCCCCAGCCATTTGCAACTGACGCCCTCTATATGCTACAGGAATAGTTCCCATAACAGAAGCCGGCATTTGAGCTGCTTTAATCATGAATGATGCAAGTTCAACATCCCCAGCTACATAAGCAGGGAAACTAAGTATTACTTGGAAAAGGTTAGGACGTGCCCCACCACCTCTAAGTTTTGATTTAAAATCATTTACGCCTAAAATTGCCATTTTTATGTACCCCTATTATACTGCGCCGACGACTTCTTCAAAAGAAACGCCAGATCGTACAGCTACAAAATTAAGAGTAATGAAGTTGATTGATCTTGCGGGCTTAATGAAGATATTTGCTATAAATTGATTAGTATCAATTATTTCTGCGGTGTTATTAGTTTCATCGCATACTAATTTAAAGTCAGTGATACCTCTTCTGCCCTGAACATTTCTAAGGACTGGTTCTACAATATTTACGAACTCGGCTCTAGTAAATTCATCATTGAATTCAAAGAGAATATTTTGAGCAGCTGAAGATATTGCTTTTTCAAGAGTAAGAAACAATCTACGAACATTAATTCTATCGAATGCTGAAGGTCTTGACAAGTGAGTTTTATCACCAAATAGTGTAATACCCTGACCTGGTAGATTAGCAATCGGATTGTATCCAGCTTTATAAAGCTCATCTCTATCTGATTTATCTGGATTAAATGATAGAGATGTTACACCAAAGTAACGGCCTCTTCTTGTACCAGCTGGTGAAAACCAAGGTGCTTGATTATTATCTGAAGCTGCCATAATACCGGCTGTAGATGCCGCAGCTGGGATAAACACATAGTTATCATTAAATTTATCATATACTTTAAGATAGTTAGCGTCTGCAAATAGATATGAACTACGTGTAAAGTTATTACTTGTTTGAGCTGCAATAATAGATGTCCGTGGTGTAGCATTACCAACTACTGCTGTTCTATTTGGAGAAGCAACAACAACACAGTCTTTTCTAGTATTTTCAGCAATATTTACCATATTATTAACTACAGTTTGCTGATCACTAGCCGAACCCATACCCGGAGCAATTAAGAAATCAACTGCAGTTCCGTTTGGATCATTTACTGTAGCAAAACCTGTATCATATTCTCCAGATCCAAGGGGACCAGAATTTGAACCATTTACAAGACTTACTGAATGTGTTAATACACCAGATCCGGCATAGTTTTTACCATTTGCTGCTGTAGTTCCTGCATTAGACCCAAGTGCTGCTGGCATTGCTGCAATCCAAATGTAATTTGAACTTCTGGCAATTACATCAGGAGCATAGTTTCCCGTACCTTGTGTTGTTTTTGCATTAGAAGCAAGTGACAAATATGAGAAAGTTTCAAGAACTCTGTTAGGAACCCCACTAAACTCTCCGTCTTCATCAATAACAATCACGTGAACTTCATCATTAGAAGCGCCTCGCTCTTGCGCAAAGTTTGATGTACCAGGAGCGCCGTCAAAATATGAATTTAATTTAACTTCTGTGCCACTAGTTGTTGTATATTTCCAGTTAGTAAAGTCTGAATCATTAGCGCCGCAATAGCAAACTTTCAAAGAGTTTCCTAGTTCACCTGGCCATTTAGCAATAGTAATATGATTATTAGCTGCATGACCTGCTTTATCAGCATCCCATCCATCAGCATTTTGTACTACCGGTAAAGTTTCTGGTGTATTTGTGGCATCATATGCGTTAACAGCAACTGTTTCTCTTCCACCACCAGTAATAGTAAATACTGGATCTGTGTCGTATCTATACCCTGAACCTGATATAGTGATTGCATCAATTTCATCATTTGCGGCATCATATGTAACAGTTAATGTTGGAGTTACACCTGAATCAGGTGTAGAAATTGTAACTGTTGGTTCTGAAGTATAGCCACCATTTGGTGCTACAGCAACCGCAGTAACAACGCCATTTCCGTCAAGGGTTGAAGTAAGTACTGCTGGAATCTGTGCGCCACCGGTAGCTGTTGAAGTTGTAATTGCTCTAACGATATAAAGATCGTCTGAATATTGTAAGTAACTTGAAGCACTTAGGAAATCTATTGCTCTATCGGCATCAGGATTTCCAAATTTGTTTGCAAGAGTTGCTTCGTTGTTGACGAGTACCGGCTCATTTACAGGACCCCAGCGAAAGTCACCTACAAATGCACCTGTCGATGTTGGTACATTTGGGACTCCGTTAGTAAGGTCGACTTCACGAGTAATAATTGCCGGAGACTCTGATGCTGTATATAAAGCCATGTCTCTTTCCTTTTTCCATTTTGGTAAATTATAAGCTATTTCATAATACGGTTATGTTCAATTAATAGTATTTATATAAAAAAGAGTTTAGAAGTTTTCGTGACTATATTCTACAGCCCATCCATCACGATCTGGATCATATTGCGGTTGTTGATCTAATCCATCATCTATAAACCCAAATGGAAGTACATCATTTTCAATCTCTTGCATTCTTTCTTCAAACATCATTTGTTTAATATTAATGTCTGTTATTTCATTAAAGAATATTGTTCCACTAAAATAACTAAACATAATAAAGTTCATAACTAGGTCATCGTGATTACCTTGAGATGCTTCATATGATTGACCCTTTGCAACAAAAGTGGATATCTCAAGTATAGTATCTTCATCTACTATTTCTATTTTCTGGTTTTCTAATAAATCTTTAAAAGAAGAACAACCGATACGTTTAACTTTTCTAGTCATAAGTAGACCAAGAGAATTTGCTTTCACGGTTGATTCAACAAACATGTTTTCATATTCTAATTCATGATATAATCCATTACAAACAACTTGACCAGAATCATTTGATTCAATTACTACCATTGCTTGATTGTAGCTTTCTGCAAATTTATAAATAATATTTGGGTAGAGTAATGGAGAGATAGTATTGTTGCGATAGACAGCAACCTGTTTAAACGGATTAGCAGTCACATCGAGTAAATTAAAAGTCGAATAATCTTGACCTCTACCCTTCGCGACATCCACAGTCATAATATACTGATGCCCCTTTATGGGCTTTTCATATATTTTAACACCTTCTTTAGTAGTCTGAATAGGATCTCTACGCCTTAGAGATAATAAAGTTTCTGCACCAATAAGAGTATCCCCGGTTCCAAAGAATGTATTACCAAATTCTTGGTCAAACTGCAATTGAGATGTATTAGCAATAGTTTGCTTTGCCCATTCTTTATCTCTTCCTGGAACATCCCACCAATCTACTCTAAATGATTTATACTCATTAACACCCTGCGTAGCACCTTCCCATATCTTGTGAAATACATTACCGATACCATTTGCTGTAGAGGTAATAATAACCTTGGTATCTTTACCAGAAGATACAACCGGATATGTAGATGTATAAAATTCATTTGCTCTTTCTACAAAAGCAAACTCGTCAAGATATAGTAAATTAACAGACATACCACGAATAGAAGAACCAGATGTGGCAGCTGCAACTATTCTTGAATTATTGCTAAATTCTATAGAACCTTTATTAAGTGCTTTACATCCTGGCTGTAAAAAGAATGGTAAGTTTTCAAGCATAAGAGTAATTCTACCCAGCATTTCTCTGGCAGTCGCGCCTTTATTTGCCATCACGGCAATAGTTTTTTCTGGATGAAATAGAGCAAACCAAAGTAAGTAAGCAACAGACGAGATAGATTTACCCGATTGTCGACAAGCAAGAACAATAGAAAATCTATGATCATTAAAATGTTTAAACATTTTTTCTTGATATGCATATAGAGTAAAGGGCACCAAACCCTTATCAAGAGATATAATTTTACAATACTTTTTTGCAAAATACCCAGCATCTTGAGAACATTTCATATACTCGGCTATTTCCTGTTGTGCCCATTGTTGTACAACACCATCACGCTTTACGTTTGGGTTACCTAAGTACGATTCATTTTGGTTCATCATTTAATCTATCAGTAATATCAATTACGTTATCTTGTTCTTTATTCATATCTTGAAGCATACGTTGTAGTTCTACTGTAGAACCAACAAAAAGATTATTATTAGTTGTACCATCAACAGGTTTGACTATATCTTTTTTATTATAATCTTTTTTCTTTTTATGAAGATCCATAAGACGATCATTAACATCTGATATATTTTTTATCATACCAGAAACCACCTCAAATGCTCTTGGATGTTCAAGTTGCTTGGCAACCTCCATCATCTCCTCAAGAGCGCCTTGACCTTTTTCAATTAAATCGTAGTATGTTCTTCTTGAATATTCAAAATCATCATCTACATTTTCGTGTTTTTCATCACTCATAAATTTACTCCGATTTAACCTGAATCAAAATCTTCTAATATTGTTGTGGTAAAACCATAATCACTATCTGGATTAATAGATAGTGGATTAGGTGTTGTAGTAATTCTTTGCAGTTTAGGATCTGTTGTAATACTAAAATCAATAGCATCATGAATAGTAGTGTCTGTCTGACGAATAATGCTCTTAGCATCTATCGGACCATAGAAGTTAACAGACATTCCGAAATCTAGTGTGTAAATAATTGTTCTTCTATTCTCAAGCGCACCCTCAAAATCATCACTAAAATTAACACCTTGAATTGTAATAGGAACATCTTCCACAATATCTGCGTGTGTGTCAGTAAATGGTTTAATACTAATAGTATACTGTGGATTAAAATATGGAAGTATTTGTTCTACAACCTGCAAAGCATCATCTTGGTTCTTTGCAAATATATTTAATTGAAATGTAATTTGATATGGGCTTGGAGAAAAGAATTTATCACGTGTTGTGTTAGTAACACCTTTATGATAATTATTTAATTTTGGAAGCTTTCTTTCTGGGTCATATCCAATACTTGTAATCTCAAAAGACATTCTAGGAAGCTTTAAAGCAATCTGTGAATTGGTTCTTAAATCTGGATTTGTTCTAATTCTCTCAAGATATTTTTCTCTTGGTGCATACGCTAAAGGTACTTTAATTTGACTAATAGATTTACCAGTCTTATCTTTACGAATAACATAGATGTCATTAAAAAGAGTACCAAATAAAGCAACCGATTTTCTAATTCTTTGATGATAAAAATATGTAAACATTATAAATCCTCTGGGTCGCCGAATGGGTTATTCTCAGAGAAATCTAAGAAGTCCAAATCAAATGAGTTTTCTGCAGTATCAAATATATCATTTTGAGCAAAGCTACTGTCTCCATATACATTCTCGTCAATTGTTGTGAGTGTTCTATATACTGTAGTTGCAGAATCTCCAATATATGCAAGAGCACCAGATATATTTCTTTGTCTGGTATTCTGTACAACTCCGGGTACAAACATTCCGTATGTACCATCACTTGTACTTATATGAGATACAACTATATAATTCTGAGACTGATTATATTCAAGAACTTCAGCAGTAATTACCTTTCCTCCAGCCAAGGTCTGCTGTACAAATTCACCTTCCATAAAGTCATATGAAATATTTGAGTTAATACTATCAATACCTTGATTCATAAGTAATTTAAGATTATAACCAGACTTTTCTATATCATCAATTGCATCAATACTTGTGTTAAGTCTCTCATCACTATAAGTAAATAACTCACATCTAAGTTTAAATGTTGGAAGATTACTTAGTTGATAGAAAGGTTGTTCGTGTTCAACATGCATAATTTCAAATAATTTATTAGTCAGAGTAAGATAAATTAAATCACCTTCTCTTGGTCTAATACTTTCTATTTCATTATTCATCTGACCGACCACATTGGCCCATCTTTTTCTTGAAACTATGAATGTTGCCGCATCTCTTATTTCAACACCAAACTTTGTAAATAGGTCGCCTTCCCCATCAAAGCCTTCGGTATTTTCTATATACATTTCTATCTTATGAGCAGAAGAAAATTTAGATGGTACATCTTCTCCAAATATAGTATTTTCATTTACTATCTCTCGAGGCAGATAATAAACATCTTGACCATATATTTTTAGACTCTCTATGATTATATCTTCATAGAGATTTTGTTCGTTTTTGGCTCTTTGATTAAAATAATGATTTAAAGCCATTTATTATCCTACAAAAAAGTCTGCTGGCATTTCGTGCTCAAGACGCATATTCTCTTCAAGCTTTTCAATATCTTGCATTGCATCTTCAAAGATTTGTCTACCATTTAGCATTACGCCACCTGGTAGTTGCATACCCTCAAATTTTATAAGATTGGCTCCCCACTGTCTCTTGATAAGAGCAGTGGTATATGCCTTTACAAATTTATCGTTATATACACTTGTGTGTGTATCTGGATCAATTAATTGGTAAACTTCAGCTACAATATAATCACCAGCTTTTATATCATTATCCTTAAAGTCACCAAAAATGTAAAGTCTATGCTGATGTCTCGAAAACTGGACCTGAGGTAAGCCATTTAACTTCATATCAATTAAAGTTAAATATTGCTGTAGTTGAGTATAATATGCAAGATCGCCTGCAAAGTTCTGTAAATCAGTAATGTCATTAAGCATCATTTGATACTTAACACTGAACATATCAATGCTATTATTACTTGAACTAGAAACTGGAAAAAGTTTAGAAACAATGTCTATATTATTAGGCATTGTGATGTATTCGTTAGTTACATCATCTGCTGTTATGAGATGTTTAAAGTAAGTGCGAAGAGTGGCATCAGAATGGAATTCTTGAAAAAATTCAAGAGCTTCATCTATTCTATCTTCTACTTGATCTGGATCTACATTGATGTCGATAACCGGAGCGCCAAGTCTTCTTAAACAATACTCTGATAATTCATCTCTTGAGGTAACTACAGCCATTATAACTTTCCTATAAAATAGTATTTGCTACTATTTATATAAAAAATTATTAGAAAAACTAAAAAGTTATAGAAGCAGAACCTGCAGTTTTAAACCAATATTCTTTATAACCACCGCTTGTCGTAATAGTCGGACTTCCTGTTGTAGCTGCTGGAGTAAAACTGTCAGCAAATCTTATAACAACCCCACCTGATCCACCAGCGCCTCCTATAGTACTTGTAGTTGAAGATCGAACTCCTCCACCTCCAGCTCCTAATCCATCAGTACCATCTTCACCGTTATCATTAGAAGAACCACCATAAACTCCAGTGCCACCACCACCGGCGCCACCTACATAAGTAGTGCCAGACGAATTAGTAGCGCCTCCACCTCCGCCACCATAATATGTATTATTTTCTGCCCAAAGGTATCCGTCTCCGCCTATTCCGTTAGTAGTAGGACCGCCATTATTTCCACCAGCACCACCGCCGCCGCCACCAGCAGCACCGTTACTACCAGGACTACCTCCTCCATCGCCGGCTCCATTAGCTCCAGTTCCGCCAACAGCACCACCTCTTCCTCCAGCACCGCCACCACCTCCACCAGGATTATCATTCATATATGAAGCTGAGTTTCCATCATAAGTATTCCCACCTTGCCCACCATAACCTGTTAATCCAAAACCAGTAGTATTTCCTCCATTTAAACCTTGACCTCTACGTATCCTAACCACATTAGCTTCATAATTTCCGGCGCCGCCTCCAGATCCAATAGTAAAATTATATGTTGATCCAGGAGTAATAAGTTGAGAACCAGTAGCAACGGAACCACTACCACCACCACCCCCGTGTCTGTCTCCTCCACCTCCTCCACCACCTACAACCAGATATGCAATTTGAACACCAAAAGATAATGTAAATGAAGACTGATAATCAAGTATATTAATGCCATCACTTACTCTAAAATTTATTGTACCAGTGCCACCATCTGGGGCTTGAGCTTCTGTTTTAGGTGTAATGGTAAATATTGATGAATCTTGTAAAATAGTAGCAATACTATCCATTGATCCACCTGTAATATAAGAATATGAAATAGGCAGTCCTTCTGGATCTGAAGCTGACAATTGTATTGATGTTGATGTTGGTGGTGTATCAGTATTTAAAATATAGTTGACATTTGGTTGTGAGCTCCATGTAGGAGTGGTATTAATCAAGGCAATATTGTACCAGCCGATTCCATTCCACATGTAAAGTCTATTGTTTTCTTGAACAAAAACCTGATCACCAACTTTATTTCCAATATCCGGAAGATCATTAATAGAACTGACTGAAGATTTTTGATTATCAAATTTAGGTAAATCGGATGTAATTGTGGATAGCACACCTGATTTACTAAAAGCTTTTGTTATAAATCTTGCTCTACTGGTCATCTTTAACCTTTTAATGGTGCTGATGGTGGCGTAAAGGTTTGACTGTATCTTGCTAAACCTTTAGTGATACGTAAATCTTGAATGTAACCTTCCGAGGGAAGTGTTCCGTCATTTCTTTGACCAATCCTCATAGAACCGGAAGAATTTGCGCCTACAGTATAATTTGTTAAATTCGAACCTAAAAGTACACCATTGAAAAAACCATATATACCTGAGCCGTTATTTACGATCGCATAGTGATTCCAAACGTTAAAGCTTAAACTGTTGGTGGCAAAATAACTTGTGCTAGTGTTTCGGGCTATGTGGATGAAATGATTGTTATCATAATCTATTGTCCAGCCACTACCATTATACCAATTACTTAAAATAGTACCTCTTGGTGTTGTCGAGACGAGCCGCCCCCACCACTCAATTGTGGCAACGGTGCCGCTTTCCAGAAATTCATCAAAAGTTTCGTTTAAAGTAATATAATCCCCCGTTCCATCAAAATACATAGATTTAGAATCAGTAAATTTAACTTGAGTAGTGGAGCCAGTAGTATTACCAAACATCTTTAAATTAGAACTTTGAGACTTATCAATAATCGAAGCGTCTGTGCCTTTGATATGCAATAAAGAGTTAGTAGAGCTTAAAGGTTCTGTAGGAGGATTTCTATCTGAAACAGATGAAGGTAAAATTCTAAGATCTGACAAATACCCTGGAATACAATTATTACCAGAAGCAGCAATGTTTCCGGCTGCCATAATTTTAAATCCAGTATTTAAGGGTCTATCTACCCAAGAAGTATTACTTGCTTCTAAATTTCCATTTACATATATGTCAACAGTAGTACCATTTCTAACAACTGATACAAAATTCCATTGATTTAGAGGAATAGCAGACGTGTTACCAGTACCTTGACCACCAGTAAAGTAGAAACTTAATGTTCCAGTATTTTGAGTATATCTAAGATCAAAACCGCTCTGAGCTCCTGACGTTCTAGTTGATATTATAGATGAATGACCTGCTGTTCTTGCTGTAGGATATATCCAAGCTTCAATAGTAAAGTTAGAAGTTTGAGTTATATCGCTAAAGGTTGTATTCTCTAAGTAATCAACATTACCATCAAAAATTATAGATCCACCGTGATCAGTTGCTGAGTATTCTTTATTGTCGTAGGGTGAGAATGGCTTTGTCGATGGGTTTCCACTTATTATAACCGGGCTATTGAAAGTTGAACCGTCTGCTAGGTAAGGTAGGTGGCAGGTAAGCAGTGAAGTATTTGCAATTACTTCTAAGCGGTTTGTAGGTAATGAATTAGTAAATTCAGCCGTATAGACTGCACTCTTGACCGCTCTAACATCTGTAATATACCCTTTCCATACTTCACTACCTGCAGATTGATAACTACCTATTCTTATTCTAGCAGTTGATGCTGAAAAGTTTGTAGTTTCTTGAAAAGATAGTATTTCTGCGCCGTTTAAATACACTTTAGTTTGATTTGCACCAGTTCCAGAGCGAACTAGAGCAACATGATTCCATTGACCAATTGGAAATTGGACAGTTGAGGTTTGTTGATTACTGCCGTTACCTCGGAAATATCTAACTAAACCTGTATCGTTTACGCGGATCATTGGTCCGTTTTCATCTCGCTGCGAAAAAATAATTCTTGTTGAACCAGATTCTTCTAAATACGCCCAGGCTTCTATTGTAAAATTACCTGTGCCCCAGTTATAATCATTATTTTCATACTTTAACATATCCCCAGTGCCATCAAAGTAAGTAGAATAACCGCCACTGTGATATGGGCTAAATGTACCAGCATAAGTATCGCCATTTACTGTAATGCTATGGCTATTAGATGAGCTATCAGTGATGTTGTTATTATCGGAAGTACCAGTTGCTGTCACTAACAGAGTAGTATATCTACTATTTTCTATAGTAGAAATAAAATTAAGAGTAAAACTAGAAAATGCTGGTAAGATATTAACTCCATCTGATGCTCTAAATGTAATAGAACCAGTGCCACCATCCGGAGCTTGAGCTTCTGTTTTTGGAGTAATTGTGAATACAGACGAATCTTGTAAAACTGTTGCTATACTATCCATAGAACCACCGGTTACATAAGAATAATTAATAGGAATGCCTTCAGGATCCGAAGCTGCCAGAGTAACAGTGGTTGCTGTTTGCGGACTATCTGCATCTAATTCATATAAAGCGGCTGGTTGACCATTAGGATCCCATGTAGGAGTTGTATTAATTAGGGCTATATTATACCAGCCCGATCCATTCCAAATATAAAGTCTATTAGTATTTTCAATAAAAAGTTGATCACCAATATCGTTACCCGATGTTGGTAAATTGTCAACTGAAGTAATTTGTTCAAGTCCTGTATCGACTGAAGGAGCCGAATCCACAACTGTAGATAAGACCCCCGTTTTACTAAAAGCTTGTGCTATAAGGACTGACTTTGATGGCATTCCTATTCCCTTTTAATTTCTTTTAGCATGACATTACATATTTCTATTGCTCTATCATAGCCATTTCTAAACCTGTTTTTACGATTACCGTATCGTTTAAACCACTCTAAGCTATTTATAACTCCATGACGTTTATCCTCAGCAATATCAAAACTTCTTGCTAAGTCTTCATATTCAGATCGTAGTCTTAATAGTTCAGCCAGTGATATACTCATACAGATCGCTCCAGTTTTTCATTAAAGGGAATTGTTTATTATCCATATTGTGACCATGCTCAATTAGGATACTTTCTAATCCAAGCCGATCTCCAAGTTCGGCATTTTCTGTTTTATCTTCTAACCAAAGATAACCACTATCTTTGTAGGGTTCTAGTACATCATCTTTATCTGCACCAGTATCTGCAAAAGAGAAACTAGTGAAAGCGGTTTCTCCAAATAACTTTTTAGTATTTTCAATCCGAAGAGCTTGAGCTGAAGGATCTAATGATAAAGAAGTAACCATATGAAAAACATAACCATGTTTCCGATGGAGCAAATCTACATAATACATTGCATCACGTAATGGTGGCAAAAAGCCAATAGCTGCAGACTCATTAAAAGTTTGAACAACTAATTTTTTAGTCTGGCTATCTAAACCATAACGTTGACCCATATCATAGGCATGTTCATTTTCTGGAGAGATATTATAACCTTTGTGTTTCATCCAAAGATTAAAAGCAAACTCCCAGTTCATAAGAACACCGTCGCAGTCGGTTAAGATTATTTTATTCATATTGTCAATCATATTTATTCCTTTTTATTATAGTTACAACATAACATATTTTTAATGATTTGTAAACCCCTAAAATGCATACCTATACTCATTATCTTTTCCATATCCAAAAGTATTAGGCTGCTCTCGCAGCCCTAGCACTTTCTAATCTTTCATATGTCTTGAGCCACTGCTCTGGAGATTTAATATGATTACTAATCGTTACTTTAAGTTTACGAGCTTTAAATTGGCTCTTTAATTCCTGAGCTTGTTCTCTGCCTAAGAAGCGTGATACAAGCTTTAGTAAACAAATACGGAATCCAACATCATGGTGCATGTATCCTGCACTATGTGCTAATTCGTGAAGTATGACATACTCATTCATACCTGTAGTATTAAGACGAATTTTATATCCGTGAGACATGCCAGCAAATCTATGGCCACCAAGAGTCTCTACTGAAACATTTCTGCGATGTTCGTGCCTAGATTCTTTTACTAGTTTTTTCCAAGTAGCTGAATTAGTTATTTTATTAGTATATTTTTGGCAATCTTTGATTGTCTCGAATTGCTTACCGTAACCAAACTTTTTATGGTAGGCAAATTCTGCACTATAAGTTTTTGATCTTTGAGAATCAGATCCAAGCGTAATTCTTTTATTACGAATTACTGATTTCTTTTTACTTTCATACTTTAGATAAGCAGCAATAGCTTCACGATTCCAGTCTTTTGCTTTAAGATTGTGGAATAGTTCTCTTTGGTCTGAAGTAATTACGATTTGCATTATAGATCCTCTTTCTTTCTACTCTTACAACATAGCATATTTTATGTGTAATGTAAAGAAAAAAGAATCTAATAAAAAGAATAACTTATGATTTTTATGATTTGTATATATCTGTTAAATGTGTTTCAAAGGCTTCTACCTTTGCTAACCGATTCGGCCAGAGAATATATTCCTTCTCTGGATTAGCCTTAAGATTATTTAAAAGAGGAATAACAGCATTATAAAGTTTATCAAGTTTATCCTGTGTTGTAGTGGCCACTTGTTCTGCACTACTAGCCAAAGCTTGTGTTTGCTGTACCGCCTGAAGTTCATCTTCATCTACGGCAGTAAAACCAAAATCAAATATATCACTCATCTTTTTCTTCCTTTAACATTCGACCCATATATTCGTGGTATCTTTCTTGAACAGGCTTTTCTATATTGACCGCTTCGTAAGAAGGGTAACCTTTTTCATAAACCGGTGAGGGCGCAATACTATTTATATTGCCCCACCAGTTTTTTGGTTGTACGTATTCTCTTTGATAAGCTTCAATTTGTTTCATTATATATTCCGTTACTGTATATGATGGTTTTCCACAAAGATCATCTATTCGATGTCTTTGAATTAATAACTGTAAATCTTTTTTAAATGCGTATGATGGTTGAGTCATTTAGGGTCCTTTATAAGTAATCTTTTTTCCATCTGTTCTTTAAAATCAATCACTTGTTCTTCTTCAATGATATTAATAATAGTATTTGTTAAATTTATATCCTGCCGAAGATAGCCCATTTTTACTTCAAGTTCCTCTAATTTCTTTTGATAGTATGCTAACTCTTGTTCTTTACGGACTTTAGTTTCAAGAATATCTTTTAAAAAAATTAGTTTAGGCGATCTTATATTATCCTCTTCCATGTGCAACTCCGTCAGCTCCATAACTTGCAGCAAAACCATGCGGTTTTAATTTTGGCTCAATACCGGTCATGCCTAAAACATAACCAGCTGCCTCATTTACTGCACAATAGGATCCATGTTTAGGATCAGTATTAACATCTAAATGTATCTCGACATCAAACTCATCAATAAATGGTATTATATGTAAATATAATTCACATACTTTCTTTGCTTCATTTATCATTCTCATTTTTGGTCGATCTTTTTTTAGATCATAGTCTCTTTCATAAGATACCTCTGAGAAAATTCTACATCCGTTATTGCCATTCTTGTGAACAATCATCACAGTAGCATAACGAGCATAGGGTTTATTCTTTTTAAAGTATCTTACTGAATCACAACCA